GAGGTAAATTCACTCTTTACGTCGAAGCAGGGACATTCTTTCATCCACTCGCATTTTTCGACGATGCCGTTCCCGTTTTTGTCCGGGCTGGTATCGCGATGTCCGAGGATATCAATAATGTCGTGGCGATGACAGATGTCCTGAACGAGCTCGCGCATGGCTTTCTTCTGTGCGTCTGTCCGGGTATCCTTTGCCTTACCGTTTTTATCCAGTCCCCCCTCATAGCAGATACCGATTGAACATCGGTTATAACTGGTATTCGTACCGGGAACGATAAAGTTGTCATGTGCTCCGACTTCGTTTTCCGCCCGCATGGGGATCACGCGACCGTCTTTCCGGATATAATAGTGGTATCCCCATTTACCGAAGCCACGGGCTACATGTGAATCGTTGATTTGTTTCTCTGTGAAATCCTTGTCCTCGCGTGTTGCGGAACAATGGATGATAATGTATGTAGGTTTATTCATCTTTCTTTTCCTCCTTATTTTCTGTTTCTTTATCTAATGTTTTTTTGATAATATCCAGCATCTGCTGTTTTGTTAATGCTGACTGTAAAATGTTTACTACATCTTCAGCCGACCGTTTTGTTTTATCTTCCGCTTTCTCCCAAATGCTACGGAATTCCACTGCCAGCAGAAATGCGGTTACGACGGAACAAAAGACGGGAAGGCATTTCAAAACAGGAAGATGTACAAATTCAAAAAAATGGCAAACATAGAAGGTTGAGTCTAAACATAGAGCAATAGTCAAGCTTCCGAAATACAGAATAAACTTACTAACAGTTCTTTTCATGCCGTACGAATTACGTTTTTCTTTACGCAGTTTCGCTTTATGCCATCCTGATGCAAAATCCCACCCCATTGCGATTGATGTCACTATACATTCAAATAAACCGATGATTAACAGGGTTGATATGCCATTGAAGTTATCAAATATTTCCATGTTAGAATAATAGTTTAATAATCCATATTGCACTCCATATCAATAGAATTATGCTAACTGCAAGGTATGCGCCCCGCATGGTAGCCCGGATGTCTGCCGTGTCCGGGACATCGTCTTTTGACTCTTTCCATTTTCCGGCTAGATATGCCACGACAGTTCCCAATACCATGCCGCCCAATACACTAAGGAAACTCACTCCAAACAGGAAAACGGATGCTACTACGCATACGGCTAAAATGAGCATCCCAATCAGTCCGTGAATGATTTTGTCCACTCCGAACTTTTTAATCAAATCGTTACTTGCTTTCATTTTCGTTAATTTTAATCGTTAGTAATTTCAATATTTATTTTGTCCACCAGTTCCGAATAGTCAATGCCTGCTCGTTTCAGGTGGATTTTCATTTGTTTCTCAATGGCTGTTTTATCAGCCTTTGACCGTATATACCGGATCAGGTTCGCGCCCAGCACCGGGTCTTCTTTCAACTCTCCCTGATTCAGTTCCAGCACGGTTGCCGCATTCTGAATCAGCGTGTCACCGACCACGAATCCGGTCAGCCCGTCTTTTCCCGTATGGGGAACAATCCGGATGTCACCGTCCTTGTCAAGTAATAGTCCCTTCATTGCTTCACCTTTTCGTTTTCAATATCCCCGACCTGTGTCTCTTTCAGTGATTCTGATGTGTAGGAGGACAATGCCGTTTTCAAAGCCGATCCCCCGTCGTTCGGTACGGGCGTCCAACCGGACAATCTCTGTTTCAATGAATTGATGTCCTTTTCAATCAGGTTCAGCCGTTCCGTCAGCTCCCCGACTTTTACCAGTCCGCCCAACGTCCCGCCATTCAGCACTATTTCGTCCACTTCATTTGCGGAAATCAGGAAGGCGTCAGTCTCCTGTCCCTCGACGATTCCGACCAGACAAGTCGTTCCCGGTTTCGGATAGATGCATAATGCCCCCATTCCCAACTGGACGTCATAATATTCAAGCCGATCAATGACTCCGGTCACGTCCATTGTCCCGTTGTCCTTATCAACCGTGTCAACCGTTACCCAGCGCAGTTGTGCCTGTCTAACCCCTTCGCGCCATTTTTCAAGCGCATCACGTAACTGTTCGTCCGTTGTCATTCCGCGCGTCCTCCCAACTCTAATTTTTGCCTGTATGTAGCATCGTCACTGAAATCCTTTGTCACTTTCTCAACATAATAGTATCCGTTCATTTCCGGTGTCACCTCACTTTTCAGATCAACCGTCATACCATGATGTACGACAGGTATTCCGAACAGTTCGACACCCCCGCGATACTTCTGCTTTTTTAGGCTTTCGTAGAAATCTTTGGCGAACTTCTTCAGGTCTTCGACCTTGATGGACTTTCCCTTCTCATTGTAAGTAAGGTTATAAACCTCGCTTCCTTCCGTTCCGGCTTTTGCTTCCAGTTTCTTGCCACCAGCCCCGATGCTGACTACCTTGACCTGAAATTCACCGTTGGTTTCGTTCAAGTCCTGGCTGACAGCGTTTCTTTCCAGTACGATTTTTACCTTTTCGGTATCGACCTTTTCGGAATACACATTTCCGCAATACAGGGTTTTGCCGATGAAATAGCAGTGAAGGTTGGTTTTCTTCCGGATGTCGTTCAGAATTTCCGCGACTGTCTTGGACGAATACCGCACCGCACCCAGTTCCGCGTCATAGTTGGTTTTTACCTCATAGCCTTTGGCGACGTCTGCAAGCAGTTTCTTCAGTGTGACATTTTTTGCGGAATAGGACACTGTTTTTCTTTTTAGGTTATACATTTCGTCTTCGCACCGGATCGTCACGGGAACACCCCAGCCGATCAGCGATATATATCCTTCAAATTCCGTGTACAGGTCGGAATCATATCCGAGTTCAATCTTCACCTGATCCCCGGCAGACAGCAGTTCCTTCAGGTCTTTTCCCGCAAAGTATCTGATACGTCTCGGAAGGACTATTTCAGCGGAGTCCGTCAGCATCTTCCATGAACTTTCAATGTGAACCGATGAAACCGTATAGATGACCAGTTCCCCGCGTTTCATGTTTGCCGGGAATGTGATCCGGCTGCACATCATATAACTCATAGTGTCAGTTCATAAGGGTTATCACTCGTTGCTTCTATCGTGAACGGGACTACGCTGCTGTTTCCCTGAATCGGGTTGAACGAAATGTTATCAATGACAATGGAGTAAATTTCCTTGTTGTTGAAGATGCTTCCCGTAACTCCGACCGCTTCCGTCACTTTACGGAACTTGCAAAGTGCGTTCACTTGTTCGGCAACCGTCTTATAACCTTCCCGGTTCTTGTCTGCTATGCAAAATCCCCGAATATTGATTTTCCAGTCGTCGAGCCCGTAGACCTCCTTTACAGTTCCGTGAACGCCCAATACCTTCGTCTTTGAGCAGTTCATTGAACGTGAAAAGTCTACAATCGTTGCATACGGCATCGGAAAGCTAGCCATATTCATCGTTCCGCGTGATCCGTCCGGATTATAGGTACTGTATTGCTTGTTACCGTCAAGGGTAAACGTCCCGATGACCGGAGTCCCCATCCAGCTGTACGCTTCGGCTTCGGCATCCGGGATGGTTGTCACCCCGGTGTATTTCCCCGGATCATAATCCTGCAGGGTTCTTCCCCACGGAAGATAAATCGGGGATGAGATTCCGAAAACTTCCGTGAACAATGCACCAATATTTAACGCTGTATTTCCTGTCATAACTTTATCCTATTGCTGGTACTGTATCGGTTATCACCGCTAATATTTCCCGTTTGACCTTATCCGCAACATCGCGCATGTTCGCACCTGCCGCAACCCTGAAATGATTGTTGAATGTCACATTCATAGTGATATTCCTTACGCTGCTTCCGCCTTTTCCGCCAAGACCCACATCCTTCCCGGAAGTTCCTCCGGTTGCGGTTACAGTGGTCGGTTTGTTGACTGCCGCTGGTGCGGTGTCCAGTTGGAACTTGTCAAGTCCGGGGACTTTGTCTTTGTTACGCCAACTTTCACGTCCTTTTTCCTTGCCTTCTTCCCATGCCCGACCGATTGCCACAGCGTTGTCAAACACTTCTTTCTTTACCCGTTCAAATACGTCGTTGATACTCCAGTCATCTCTGAACCAGTTAACCGGATTCAGGATTTCAATGATTCCCATTTGGATGGTATGAATCGTCTTGAAAAAGGAAAGAAAGCCAGTTTTAAGGACTTCCCACAATCCAAACAGGAACACACGGACTCCTTCAAACTTATTATAAAGGAAAGCCACGAAAGCGATGACAGCCGTTATGATTGCGATAATCCAGCCGATGACAGGGATGCCCATGATAGCGACGGAAATTAGCCGACTATTAATGATTGTAGACAATGCCATCTTAGCCATCGACGCAATCCATACTCCGGCAATCTTTGTTATTCCAAGTGACATGATCTGCGAAATAGACCATGCGACAGTTCCAAGCGTGACAAGCG